TTTCAATTGGATCTTCCAATACAACTGTTTTAGCTACACTAACACCATCTTTTGTTGATGCTACTTGTCCATGTTCTTTTTCAATCAATACATTACGACCAAAAGGTCCCATTGTTACCGATACTGCCTTATTGACCTTGTCAATACCAGCTTGTAGTTTTTGTTTTGCTTCTCTATCGAAACTTATAATCTTACTCATATGTGTTTTTATTTTTCTAAAATTGCAATTAAATCTTGTTCCTTACATACAACGTATTCTTCACCATCTACAGTGATTCGTTGTCCGCCAAATGCCGGAAATATTACAGTGGCACCTACTTCAATTGTATTAGGTATTAATACTCCATGTAGATTTACTAATCCGGGTCCTGATGCTATTACTTCGCCCATTAAAGGACGTTCTTTCCCGGCATCAGGGACGATAATGTTTCCATACATAACCTCCGACTCCTCTTGTTGTTTAATTACAACGTGGTTGTGAAGAGGAATAATTTTCATTTTACTCATAATACGTGTTTTTTATTTATAGATTTATTTATACTTCCATATATACCCACCCACTGTTTGTTTTTTTCCTTTACAACAAGCGGGTATATTACTACTATTTATTTTTAATGTTTGTTTTACTTCTGTTCCACTGCTCCATTCTTTAATAAAATTACCTTGTTTATCATATTGAAGAATAGGTTTTCTTAAATTTTCTTTAAAACTTTCAGATTTAGGTATCCTTTTATTAATTTTAATACCTCTCATTTTACATTTAGTCTCTTCAGATTTAGGTTTACGCATTTTTTGTTTTATATATTCACTCCATTTACCTCTACTATTACCTAATCTTAAATTCAATCCATTCTCTCCTAATACCTTATAGTATTCACCCCAATATATTTCACGTTCATTTAATAAATCTTCAGTACATTCTTCTATTATTTCAAATGTATGATTATCATAACCATGTTTTATTAATGATCTATATAGTTTTATTTGAACTTTACAATCTAAACATTTGTATTTAATCCACCTATTTTCAATATTAGTAGATTGACCTATATATATTTTATTAGTTGGACTTATTATTTTGTAAATTCCTACCATTTTATTTATAACTTTAAGATACGACAGGTCTTTTGGTTTTCAAAACTTTACTTAATAGATATTTTCTTTGGCTTGTTTTCTTTAGCAAATGGAATATCTAAGGTCAATAACCCTTTATCGAGTTTAGCCTCTAATTTAGCTAATTCGTATTTGCTTGAGATTTTCCAAGCAATATCAAAACTAGCTTTTTTAATTGAACGATGTAAGTAGCGATACTCGTCTTGTTCTTTTTGTTTTTCATCTTCTGTTTTGCGATAAGCAATACGTAGTGTTTCCGAATCAACAATGATGTCAATTTCTTCTTTATCTAAACCTACTGCTGCTACCTCAATACGAAGACCACTGTCTGTTTCTTGAATGTCGCAAGGATGTTGTACAACCTTTTCTTTAATTGGTTTAAATACGGCATTGTGATCGAAGAATGATTTCCATAATAAATCAAATTGTTCGTCAAAATTCCAAAAATCGTTGTAGGTTGGTTGTCGGTATTCTAATGTTTGATAACTTGTACCATTTGTTGTAATTGTACCTAATGGGTTTCCTAGGTCGAAAGTGTTGGTGTAGTACGACGTGTTAAAGCCATCTGTCGTAACTACGAATACGTCATTTGTACTCATAATTGTTAGTTTTTATGCTCCCCTAAGGTAAGCGGTTAATTAATGTAATTTAACATAACTTGACCTGTCGTATCTCGTTATGTCGTATATACATATAGTGGAATTATAATTCCCATATTTTAGTAGTCAATATAGGATTCGAACCTATATCACTTCGGTTTACCTGCACGATTAACCTTGATACTCCTACAGTTTACCATTACTGGTGAGAGCCGAGCTTTCTCTCTTTAATATCGTGTTTTGCGTCTAACCAATTCCGCCAATTGACTTATTTTTTATTATTTATTTTGTCTTTTTATATAGGCAAGTTCAGCTTGTTCCCATCCTTTTTTCCACCAATCATTTTCAAATGTTCCATCTTTATAAGGACCATAATCTAACATAACTCCTTTTATAAATGCCTTTGCTCCTTCACCCGCATATTTTAAGCGTTCTTCACGATTTTTCGCAATAATAGAATCAGTATCATTAATATTTTCATCATCTATATTTATATTACCTCTAAATCCACTCAAACCATCACCACTTTTAATTTGGCCTACTCCTCTAAATCCACTCAAACCATCACCTTCATTGTCATCTCCTTGAAATCCCTCATTAATAATACCAGCTAATTGCTGCATTCTATGGATTTCGTTGATTGGTTGTTTCATTGTGTTTAATTTATTATTCTTTACCTACTAATAAATATGTTACTTTAACACCTTCTTCATTAGTAAATTCAATCTTAAGTAATCCATCTTCGGATACACTTAATTCACCTGTTGTAAACTGTTTATTTGCTGATAATATTTCACCAAATTCATTTATTGGGAATTTAATTGGTGCTCCTGGTACTGATGATTCCTTTAATGGAATATTGAAATTAATTTTGTTGGTGTAACCTTCGGTACCACCTAACATAAACTCCATTGTTGCTTCGCTACCTTGTTTTACAGTAAATACCTCTGTACCTAGTGCTTTTTTAGCTTTAAGGAAACGTGCTACGAACTCTTCATCTAACTCAGCTACCATAGCGTAGTTAGGTTCGTTTATAGATGGTACTGATGGTGTTAGCATTGTATCTGCTAAAGCATATTCTAGATTAAATTCGTTATCAGCGATAAGTAATTTATTAGCAATACCTTTATTCATTTCTACATCTAACACTAGAAAGTGATTAGTAATACCAATCAATTTTAGTAATTGAGATGTGTCGTAAACACCAAATTCACAATCGGGTAATTCCATGTTTGGAGCATCCAACACACCAACTAAATTCTTTTGAGACGAGATAAATTGTGTCATTAATCTTTTATCGATTATTTGAATTTTAACACGCTCAACTAAACCACCTAAGTAGTATTTTTCGATAACGTCTTCTAAATATGGTTTCTTCATTATTTATAAAATATTTGTATTAATAATATTAAAGTTGCTAGGCCTAAACAAGCGATTGTTTTGAAAGTGAGTGGTTCTTTAAATAGAATAGTTGACATAAATGTAAACACTGTTACACCTATTCCAAATCCAATTAATCTACTAGGCCATATTTCACCATTATATGCTGCTACTAAATGTTTTACAGACATCATAAAGCAAAATGATATAGGCATTCCCATTAGTAATGTTAACCAGATGTTGTTCTTAAGAACATCATATTTAAGTTGACCTTGTAGTTGTAAGAATGTTATAATTTGGGCTATTAAGCCAAACATTGCTCCTTTAACTAAATCCATAATGTAAATGTATAACCTTTATTTTGACTTACCAAAATTTCCACCAAGGTTTTTCTATTGGTAGTTTCGGTTGTTTATTAACTATAAATCTTTTATTAAATAAGTTGTAAACTACTCGATGTAAATAGCTTTGTTGTATTTCATTTAATTTATCAGCTTTAACTATAATCATCACGGGAATTATCAACTCAGAACCATCTTTTTCGATTATTTTTATTTCTGTGTCTACACGAAAGCGGTCGGGGTTAATAATGAAGTTGATCATTGCTATATAAAGTTAAAGAATTTAGTAATATATGTTGATAAATATTTATTTCTCACCCCATATGAATCCTCCTGCTGTTTTTTGTTTACCCCTTATTACGCTACTTATGTCTCCCTGATTTATATTTAAATTTTTACCTGCTTCTGTTTGGCTAGTCCATTCTTTAATAAAATTACCTTGTTTATCATATTGATGTACTGGTTTTTGATTTCTGCTTATTCCTCTACTATTTTTGCTTATATTATCTTTATGTTTATTACTTAAAGGTTTATTATGTCCCGATCCTGGTTTTTGTTTACCTTTATTACTTTTTCTTATTTTTTCACTTCTTTCTTTATTATTTGATATTATTTTGCCAAATTCTTCAGGTCGTTTGTTACCTTTAGGCCAACCTTTAGTTCCTAATTTTCCCTTAGATATATTTTGTTTAGTTTGTTCACTTCTAGGACCACCTCCAGTGTCGTGTAAGTTACAGAATAATACATTTTCCCATCCTAATTTATCTAAATAATATTGCTTCCAATAGGTTTCACGTTCATTTAATTGATCTATAGTACATTCTTCTACGATTTCATGTAAGTGGTTTTCCCATTTATGTTTATTTATAGAATTGTGTATTCTAGGTCCTATACTGTTTTTATATGAAGTATTATAACGATATATTCTCTTTCTAGCTTCTATGTTAATACTTTGCCCAATATATACTTTACCATTGGGGTTAGTTATCTTGTATATTCCTATCATAATTTATTGTTTCCAATAAATATTAAGGCGGCTGCTAAAACCGGAAAAATTTAGTAATCATTTTATTTAATATAGGAAAATCCCACCCTACATCACTATATATCCCAGTTAATTTATTTAGCAATACTGAATTAAATGCTTCTTCTCTATCAACATATTTGTTAATGAATTCAATTATGAATTCAGGATCTTCTTCATTTCCTCTAAATCCAATTACATCAATATTATAAGGATTAGGTTTTAATGAAACATATTTCATTTTATCCCCCTCAACAAATAATGAATATTTCTTATCTAATTTTTTAAATTTAATTAGATCATTTGTATACACTGCTGCTTTCGTATTAATTGGTGCTTTTAATTTAAATTCACTAAATATTTCGCCTGGTGAAGGACGTTTAGCAATATACGAGCTAATTTGTTTAACGCCTGTTGGTTTAGCTAAATCTTTCCAATCTAGTTTATCTAATGATGATTTGAACTCAACTATTTGCTTGTCGATTTCGGCTTTAGGTTTACCTGACATTATGTCTGTTAGTAGTGTTTGACCGAATTTCTTGTATAGTGGAGGCATATTTGATTTCATTAGATCTAGACCCATCATTATCATTTCTTCAGTATCAACACCTTCCTTATTTACAATAAGCATAGCGTAACGACGTTTACCTGCAAAGTATCCCCGTTCAATAACCACCTCTTGTTTCAATTCAAAGTAGTGTTGTCTATCAGTTGGAATGTGAAACGATTCCATTGCAAATTGACTAATAAATTCATTTGCTACTTTTTGCAGTTCAGCTGCTATCTCCAATACAAGAGGGATAACTTTACCTTTATCATTTAGATCTAGATCTGGGTAGCGGTGAAGTAGTAGATCCTTGACATGGATAAATAATGAGTCTGTGTCACTGGTTATAATTCTATCTTTATTTTCCATATGCGTTATTATAATATTGTTCAAAAGCGTATTCTTGTTTTTCTTCGTAATCTAATCCTAAAGGATAAATTATATCAGGAACTAAATCATCAAATCTTTCTCTTGTAGTCCAACCATATGAATATGTTTTCCGCATCTGCTCTTTCTCTTTTGTCAACTTACTCAAACATCTCAATCTAATAGTTTCAAGTGATTCTCTTGATTCTTTAGTTAAACCGTCATCATAAGTAAGATGTTCAACTATTTCATCAATTAACTCTTGCATAGCTGTTTTTTTCAATTCTTGATGAAATATGTTTTCAACCAATGCTGTCTTATCACCTAATACAACTTGGTCAGGTATTTGAACTTTTCTCATAGTTTGTCTTTGTTTAGGTGTTCTGTTATTACAGTCGGCTATTTCGTTACCTTGACAAATACAATTAGGATATGAACAACCTAAATCATCTTCATCAATTGTTTTAGCATAACGAGTACCACTAGGATAAACTCTAACTTCAAATTCTACTTCTTTACCTTCGTACAGATTATACCCATCCATCCAAGTTTGACTATCAGGATGTAGTGGAATTGAGTCATAACCGTATGTTATTACATCTCTCGCAACTTGATACCAAACAAACCAACCCGCTTTTGTGTTTTTAAGTATTCCTTTCATTTGAGTTTTTATTTAGATTTACATTAATTAATTCAGGTAATTTATCTTCAGGTGACATTTCTATTAATTGTTGATATTTCTCATCACCAATTATACCATCAACACTCCATTCTGTTTTTATTCCGTTTTCGTAAATAGGTATTGAATATATTTCTTCTTTATTCATAACTTTCTATTATTTATATTTCCAATAACTGTTTTTATATATTTTTCCTGTTCTGATAGCTCCTGTTATTCCTCCACCAATTTCTTTTTTAATTTTATTTCTAGACTCCCATTCTTTAATTATATTATTATTTATAGGATCTATTTGCAATACTATTTTTTTTCTATTTATATTTTTAAGATACGAATCTTTTAGTGCCCCATATATTTTTCCTTTTTTTCCGCTAGGTTTACCTTTTTTTGCTTTACTTATGTTTTCTCCTCCTTGGTGTTGTTTTTTTAACTTATTTCCAAAGTCAGATGGTTTTATTTTATTTTTTAGGTTTGGTTTACCTTTTTTCAATAATGATAATAAATTTCCAAATCCTTCTGGTTTAGAGCGCCCTTTCATTTTTTCTGATTGTTTATATTTTGACTCTTCAGTATGGTATTCGGGTCCACTTCCACCTTTTTTGCGTTTATTAACTACATCATAACCTAAATCAATATAATGTTGTATCCATTTTGTTTCTAGTGGTTCCCAATCATTCCTATTTAAGGATTCTACTTCATCTATAATATTATACTTTATATTATTTCCGAATGCTTTTTTGTGATTATTCTCTCTGCTGTTTTTAGTTTTTCCTATATATGCTTTATTAGGATTATCATTAATATTTGTAACAAGATATATTTTAGTTTTCATAATTATTATTTCCAATAAATATATGAAAAGAATAAGTAACTATATAGTCTTTTTCTTATTTCCACATCCTTTAGGTGTGTTTTTTATTTCATTATTAATGTAATCATTCATATTCTTAATACTTTCCTGTAATAGCCTTTGTCCTGTTAATGTAATAGCAGATGATATTATTTTATGTCCGTCTGTATAGCGCCAGCCATTAATAGCGTAGCAACCATAAACGTCATTCAATTTAATTTTCATCGCGTGTTGTCGTCTATTATAAAACTCACCTAATATAGCATCACCTGATTTGTATGCTTTTTTCATTTTATTTTTATAATCAACACGTCTATTAAACCAATCAGTTAATACTTCACATACTACTGATGATTTATCAGTTCTGAATATAGCACCTGATGCTGCTGTAATCCAATTGTTTGATTCAATCATTTTAACAATCTTACCTACAGTAACTTGTGTGCGTGATGTAGTGAAACTTTCGTTTAGTTTTTCAATTACAACTAGATCGTCTGGATTCATTTGCTTTAATTCAGCATATGTCCATTGATTATCGTATTTGCCACTATTAACAATACGACCTATTAATGTTTCTATTCCAATATTCAATGAACGAATAATGGAAGGATATAGTGATGTAAAGTCTAAGTCAATAACCCACTCATATAACCCAGGAACAGGATCTTTTAAGTAACCACCAGCATAATCATCACTAGTACGTTCCTTAAGTGATGGATTTATAGTTGTTGGTTTATTAGGTGATACTATACCTTGACGCTTAAGATATGTCAATATAGCTCCATCATTCATTACAGTTGATAGATAGATCTGTTCATATGGTACGTGACATAAGTGACATATAATCGTTGTTAGCTCAATGAATTTAAGTTTCTTTTCTAGTTCAACTATAATTTCAACGTCACGTATATTATACTCAATGAATTTGTTTATGTCTTTCTGGAATAGTGTATCAAGTGAACCTTCATAATCTATTTTATTCATCTTAACATACTTCTCACCTATATCATCTAATCTATAAGATGGTTCTAGCTTTGTAATATATTTTTTAAATAGCAACATATAGTCTAAGTGATTAATACCACCTAGCTCTATTGGTTGTGATTGATCCCATTCAGTAAAATTTAATTTACATAATGGTGATAGTCTTGATGCTTGGTCCTTACCTAGCACATTACACATTCTATAGTACATGTAGGGTATATCGAAGAATCCACTATTCCATCCTGTAATAATAGTTGGATCTATTTCTTCCCATAAGTCAAGGAATGCAGATAGCATTTCTGCTTCTGTTTTATACGGTCTTATTTCCTTATCGCCTGAAACAGGTGCTATTTGTTGTTTTTCATCTAATATTAAACAGTAATATTTTTGAGTTGTAGCATCATATACAGCAACCGATGTCATTTTCATAGGTGCTGATTTGATATATTCTGGTGTTAATGTTCCACCAATTTCACACTCAATATCGAAATAAACTATGTTTTGATATTCAGGTGTATCATCACTGTCCTTATAAACATCGATTAGTACACGAGTAATTTTATCAACGTCTTGTTCATACAGTGAAGTGTCTCTCCATTCATATTTGGTTACAGGAGTAGCACGTTTACCATCTAGTGTTTCTAGTGGTCCATTAGGTGTTATTTTGTATAATTCGGGTGTGTACTTGAAGTCAATCCATCCCTTTTTATCGTCTCTAACATGATAAGTGTATGTTGACCTATCGTAAAATGCTGCTTGATACATAACCTTAATTTAATAAATTATTTTGCCTTAGCCAAATTCAGGCGAAGGAAGCACTTTTCCAAGCAGTACCATTGTAAATATACAATAGATTTGTTGATGGATTGAAATACATTGATCCTGTTGTTGGGTTTGTTGGATCGCTTGGATTTACTGGTATCATTACTGATCCACTTCCACTTGCATTTACTTTATCATAAAGGTATTTAATACTTGTTTTTCTAATTCCGTTGTCATCTACTATACTTGTTGAAATAGGAAGTAAATAAATATTTCCATCAAGTAATTCAGCTGTAAGTAAAACAACTTCACCTTCAACTTCATTAGGAGCAAATCTTATAGGTGAACCTCCATTTTCAATATTAAAAGAAGAACTTTCATCAGAGCCCATTATTCCTACGTTATCATGTATAGAAAAGGGATTAACAATAGGCATTGTCATACTTACATTGCTTTCTAAAAAAAGTATATATCCTGCATCATCTGATTGAAAATCTCTACTTGATGAAATAATTTTAGTACCATTGGGAAATAAAGCAGAAGAACCTCCACCTCCACCACCTGCAAACTCGACATCTATCTTCTTGTTGATTGGGTCATTAGTAACAGTTACAGGCGCACCTTTGGACAGAATGCATCCGCAAGGCATAAGAATATTACCGTTTGAAAGAAATATTTTTCTGGAATTAAGAAGTCTCTTACAAAGTCAAATATGTAAACAACTGGACTAAGCATGATTGTAAACATTG